CCCGACCTGATTAGAAGGAAATCGGCTCGGCCGTGAATGCATTGGCGAACTGACCCGGAATCATCGAAGCCGATCTGCCGCTGACCAACATGGACCCAAAGAGAGCCGCTGCCGTGTTCCCCTTACCTTCCTGACGATGGATGCCGCGCATAGCGAAAGCGTGTCCGCCGACCGTCACAGTATCAAAATTGACTTCAAACTTGCCCGATTTCCCGCCGATGGCTTTGCCCGTTTTCCATTTGATGGTGCCTTGAACCTTCGATCCGCGAGGAATTGCAACGTCACTTCCTACGGTGATGTCATTCACCACGGAAAAATAGACCTTGTCGCCCACCTGGACCTTCTTCGAGCTGATCTCCTCGTCCGGCGTAACCGACACAAGGGTGCTTGCTGGCAAGGTACGAACTACCTGTGGCGCAGCAACAGGTGCGGCCGAAGCCTGAACGGTATCCTGTGCAATTGCAGACGTAGAAACGACCGCGGCGAATGCCACGGCTGAAGCAATTTTCAACATCAATTTACCCCCTGCTAAAATTAGCAGCCATTTCATGCGCTTGAATTCCAGATTCGTCTAGCTGCATCTACCCATATTCCATCTGGCAGCATGAGCGTGCGGGAAGGCAGCGCCCATCGAGTGATCTGTTGGTCGATTGCAGACTGGCCATGGTGCCCCCGCACCGTCAGATGCAGGGGGCGGCCCCTCAGGCGTCGTTGGCGGGCAGCGGGAAATTGCTGATCAGCACCTCGCCCGCATTGGTGGGCTTGCTGCCGATGCTGTACGTCGTGTCGATCGCGGCGATCGAGAAGGCGGCGAAGGTATCGCGCACCCCTCCATTGTCATTGAGTGACATCAGGAACCGGCCCTTGATCGTGGCCAGCTGCTCGGCCAGCGCGGCGAAATCGGCGCGGCTGAAAACGCCGGGGCCATAGTCGCGTTCGCACGCCCAATAGGGCGGGTCGAGGTAGAAGAGAGCGCCCTCCCGGTCATAACGGCGAATGAAGTCGGCGTAAGGCAGGCGCTCTATGACGACTGACTGCAGGCGTTCGTGCACGTCGGCAAGCATGGGCTCGATCTTGCTCACGTCGAACCGCGCAGGCGCGGACGCATCGACACCGAAGTTCCGGCCCGAGACCTTGCCGCCGAAGGCGAGGCGCTGGACATAGAGGAAACGCGCGGCGCGCTGAAGGTCGGTCAGGCGGTCCGGATCCTGCCCCAGCAACCGCTCGAACTCGGAGCGGCTCGCCACGCGGAATCGCAACATGTCGACCAGATAGGGGTAATGCTCCGCAAGGCAGCGGAACAGCGTCACGACGTCCCCCGAAATATCGTTGATCGCTTCGGCGCGCGGGCGGCGGGTCCGGCGCAGGAAGATGCCGCCCATGCCCACGAAGGGCTCGGCGTAACTGCTGTGCGGAACGCTGTCGATGATCGCGCATATCCGCCGGGAGAGGTTTCGTTTTCCGCCGATATATCCGGCGACAGGCGAAATGGGGCGGACGTGAACAAAGGGAGTAGACATGTAGGAAATCCTGCAAGATGTCCCGACGAGGCAAGCCACGGAGGGAACTCAATAAGGGGTGGGCGCGCCACCCTGAGAGTGCGAGTGCAGGCTCGCGGTTTGGAGATGTGGGGACATCCCAAGCCCCCTCCGTAAAGGGGGAGCGGCGGCGTTCATAGCCGCCGCCGGTCTTTATTCGGCTGTCGATTCGACCGCGGGCATTTCCGGTTCCGGCGGCGGCACGATGATGACGCCGAGGCCGATCTTCTGCGCAACGCCAAGCGCCACTTCTGCCACGCGCTCCTTGGTAGCGGCCCGATCATAGCTGCCGTCGTTCTTCAGCACGGCGTTGACGCGGCGTTCGTGCTTGATGTCGCCGCTGGTGAAGGTGACAGGCACCGAGCGCGTTTCCGCGTCAAATGCACCAATTCTGGTCGTCAGTTCGGTCATGATGATCCTCGATCAGTTGGAGGGGGCAGAAGGCCAATCAATGGCGGACAGATCCGCCACGGTTTCGGGAAGGTCACGCAGGGCTTGCCGGTAAACCCGCCATTCCTCGCGCGCCGAAGCGGTGAGCGGGCTATCGGGCATCTGCGTGAAGTCGGACTCACTCAGCAAACGGTCGCGCCTGGTGCGCATCTGGCGTAGCAATTCGGAAGGTTCAGGCGGTGGAAGTGGCACTGCCATCGGATCGCCATTGCTGTCCGGCACTATGATCGAACCGCTAGAGGCGGCAGCGATCAGGTCACGATGGACCTCGACCGCGACGGGCCGTGCATCTTCGGGGATGCTGACATGGACCTCATCGTCGAGAAATCCACCAGCGGATGCGCTGTAAAAGAGGGGCACGATACTCTCCTTATTTGCCGACAGCCATCCACCAGGCGGTGGCCTGTGGAGCGGCATTCCAAAAACTGGCGCTATTTTGGTTCGCTGCGTAGGGAAGAGGGCCATTCGCTTGCGCGTTCCCGTTGCCCAGTTCCGTTGCCACGCCCGAATGGATGTGGAAGCAGGCCGTGGGGAACTGGATCGGGAAGTTCACTGATCCATAGGAGTCAGGGTTGCAGGTGACAGTTCCCCACTGCAAAATCAGGCCATTGGGCAGGCGGCAATAGCCGGAGGCTTCAAGATTGCCAGTCGGCAGCAGGGCGGATGCGTGATAGCCGTCGACGGTGTCGGCATTACCCGCCGAATTGGCATAATTGACGCTGAAATTTGCGGGATTCCAGACATAGTAGGCGTTGCCGTCGTTGCTGCCCCACAGCCATTGCGGCTGGCCGCCCTGACCGGACCAGTTGAAAGGCTTGTTCAGCAGGTTGTTCCAGTCGCGGATGCTATCGCGATGCCAGCCGTCGACAAGGTCGGCGTCCAGTCCAGACCCTGAGCCATCATTGCCGCTGTGCCAGATTACGTTCCGCGTCGCGCCGAGACTCCAGCCCCCGTAGGCCAGGACATTGTCCGTATCGATGCCCAGATAGGCTGCGAAGGAGCCGGGACGGTGAAAGGTCATCATCGCCGCGCCGACGCCGTTGCCCCTTATCTCGACTTCACCCAGACCGCCCGCTGCATTGGCCATGCCGGACGATCCAGTCGCTTTCGCATCCAGATAGACGCGGCCGGTGAACGTATCGCCCGCGCGATTGGCCGGGCTGTATCCGAGGCGACCGACGATATTGGTGTAATAGCCGCTATCCTGTCCGTCGAGCAGGTCGGCATCGAGACCGGAACCCGCGCCATCATTGGACGCGCGCCAGACATCGGCGATGTGCGTGTCGAAAACGAAGTTCCCCAGATCGGAAACGTCCACGGTCGCTTTGAGGCGCGTGCCGCTCCATCCGATCCTGACGGTGTTCACCATCTGCCCGACGCCACCGCCTTGCTGGACAGGGGTAAAGCCGAGACGCTGCGGGATATTCGTGTAAAAGCTCCCGTCCTGCCCATCGAGCAGATCGGCGTCGAGGCCCGAACCCGCGCCATCATTGTTCGGGCCCCAAAAGACGCCCTGCCCCTGCGATGACGCCATGCCAGCAGGGGTCAGCATCAACCCACTGACGAACGAAGAACCGAAATTGTCCGTCGTATATTGAAGGTGAAAATTGCCGCCACTTCCCGCAAGATTGGTCCCGATGGCCCGCCACTTGTAGTTGCCGGTACCCGAAAAATGCAGTTCCTGACTGCCGGTTTTGGAGATCGCCACGTTGCCGGTGAAGGTGTCGCCCGCCCGATTTGCGGGCGTGTAGCCGAGACGCTGCGGGATGTTGGAATAATAGCTGCCGTCCTGCCCGTCGAGCAGATCGGCGTCGAGGCCGCTGCCGGAACCGTCCTGCGCGAGCAGCCAACCCAGGATTGCGGCTTTGGCGGCAATGGGCGTGAGGGCGCGCAGGCCATCGATACCGGCCTGCGCCTCCGCGACGGTCGCCAGTTCCACAACGCCCTGCCGTTCCGTTGTGGCGGGCGGGTTGAGGAAATTGGTGTCGCCGAAGGTCAGCATGGCGGCAGCGACGTCCGCGAACTGCATGTCGATCGCAAGCAGCATGATCGCCTGCGCCGACTTCTCCAAAATAACATCCGCCTGCCCGTAAATGGCAAAGAGGGTGCCGTCGGCCAGATAGAGGGCGAAGCTGCGGACGGTGAAAAGGTCGGCGCTTTCGTCGCGGACGATCAGGTGGATGGTGTCGTCCGCCACGACATCGCCGGAGATCGTGGCAACGCGCTTATACTCACCGGGCAGGGCCGTGATGCCCACGCCGGGAACAACGGCGGTGGCGGTCAGGCCGACCTGTGCGATGGTGACGGGCGCGGTGCCGGTGTTGGCGGCATTTACCAGCGCGGCACGGCCGGCATTGGTGACGATAGCGGTAAGGGCCATGATTCCTCCGGTCAGGGGGCGGGAGTTTCGGGCGACGCCGTGCATGGCAATCGCGCGTAGATGGTCGGGCGAACAGCCGCGATCAGGCCGATGCTGGCCTTGGCGGTGATGCCCTGGGTAAAGGTGAAGTGGCTGCGCACCGGCTTGGCGCGGCTGACCTCGGCAATGACCTGATCGACAAAGGCCGCCGATGCGGGCGCGCCGTTCTGGTCAAGATTGAGGACGAGATTGAAGGTGTGCGGGTCGCCCTTCGGCTCCATCTGCCACCATTCGCGGATTGCCACCGATCCGCCGAAACTCTGGACGACGGCGCGCACGGACGCGGCGGTGCCCTTCTGCCGGGCGATCACGATGGCCTTGCGGACACGCTCACGCTTGATCCCTTCCGGCCAATCGCTGGACCAGTTGTCGAGCGACAGGCCCCACGCCAGCCATGGCAAAAGTGCGCTGGGGCAGTTGGATGGCGACCAAACGTCCCTGACCAGCACGGCAATATCGAGCAGGCGCGCAACGACCTGCTCCAGCGCCTTTTCCAGATCGGTCGAGGCAGGGGGCAGAATGGACGGATAGGTCATTCGCCCGTGCCCGCGTAGCTGAGCGTGATTCCGGTGCAGAAGGGGGCCTGCTCGCGCGATATGATGATGTCCGCAGCCGGGGACGTCAGGACGACGTTCTGCACGCCCTCGACATGCAGGGCGGCGAAGATGCCCGATCGGGTGATGTCGCGGCCAAGGCGATGGCTTGCGGCCACATAATCATCCAGCTTGGCGCGGGCCGCGTCGAGGACCACGCTGCCATCGGGGCCGCTGAACGTCGTGATGGTGGCGTTGACGTTGTAATTGACGATCTCGGCGGACTGGACCGTCACGAAGTCGGTGAGCGGGCGGCGTGTTTCGTCGGAAACATAGGCGGCGACGGCGGCGATCAGCCCGGCGGATGCTGCGCCAGATCCGGTGCGGGACAGTACCGACACCAGCACCTCGCCGGGATCGGGGCTGGTCGCGCTGGCGTCCAGCACATCAGGGTCTGCGGACAGGGCGTGGAAGATATAGGCCCCTTCCGGCCCCGCGACCGAATAGCCTTCGGGGGCCAACACCATGCGGCGGCGAAAATCGGCGTCGCTCTCCATCACTGCTGGGATCCCCAGTACGAGGTCCGCCGGGGTGATTGTCAGGCGCGTGATGCCGAACAGGGCGGCGATGTTGTCGAGATCCGCGCCTACTGCATAAGCAGGCATGACGGCGCGCACAGCGTCGTTGACGCGCTGGCGCAGCAGTTGGGCGAAATAGGCGAATGTCTGGAGCAGCTTGGAGGCCGGATCGCTGTCCCGGCTCACGAAATCCGGCATCAGCGTCTGCATGTATGCGACGGCGTCCGCGTAGATCGTCTCGAAATCCAGCGGGTCAATCGCATCCGGCGCGGAAAGGCGCGACAGATCAACGGCGGTGAAGGTTGCATCGGCCATGGCCGCCATGTCGG